GCCACAGCACCCCTTCAAGAACCCCATAGACTCAGAGACAGGGAACCCAAAAGAATCAAGAATCGACCTGCTTTTTAAAAAGGCTGTCGATGATGATGGAAACTCGCTTGGCCCATTTATGTCTTCTTTTACAACTTCAAACACATACGAAGAATTGATAAGGATTCCTTTTACTCCAGAGGTTTCTTTGTTGATGAAGAAGGGTGAGGATCTAAAGCCTAAAGCTATAACTGATGCAGACAAATTGCAGCTAGAAATAGACGCACAAACAAGAAATTTAGAGTCTTTAGCGGAAAGCAGAAACTATAAAGACCATCCAGCGGTTAGAATAAGAAACCCACAACAAGAGGTTAACACAGAGCGGGCGCTTTCTTCTACAAGGGCACTGGCAGGTCCTGTGGATGTGAAGGATGTTTCTACTCTTTTAGATGGTATAATTATTCAGGCAGGTAGAAGCGTTAGAAACAACCCCCTCATTACAGATCCCGTTGCCCTGAGAGAGATTCTTGGTTCTACTAATTTGCAACGCCTCGCAAAAACCATGCTTGAAAAAACAAATGCAAGTAGTGATCCAGATTCTGTAAGAAATTTATTGAAAACAGCCTTTAGTTCACTGAAGACTGTAATTCAGGAAACGAGAAGACCAAGTCCTCAACTTGTTAGCCGTACAGATGGAAGTTCTATCGGTTCAATTAGTGAATTTATTGGGTCAGAAAACTCTGGAACTTTCACAGGATTTGTTGCGGGTCGAGGTTCGCCCACCACTTACGATAGAGAACCGTTTTCAAAAGAACTTTACACAGATGCGTCGAGCTATAAAAAACTTACGGGCCGGGACTTTGAGGGTAGTAAGCTACAAATAGGTAAAGAAGGTGAGTTAACTTTAGACGATATCGTTGATGCCTTCAGGGCTGTAAACTTTAAACAAAATAGAATGTTTTTGGATAATCAATTCAACACTTTTATGGCAAGGACTCTGCTGGATTTACCTTCGTTTAAGAAATCTTTTAGTGAGTTGTCTGATGACGACATTCGTATTTTATCGGAAGGCATTCCCTCTGATAGGAAACGAGTTGCAAGTAAAATAAAAATTAGCGATCAAGACAAAGCAGTATACAAAGAGGATATAGCTAGGTGGTCGAAGTTTACAAAGGAACAGAACAATGAGTTTGGAGATAATCCTACCTCTTATGCGGTAGAAGACACAGATCGGGCGATTGCGTATGTTTTTGAAAAAAGCCTTAATGCAAAGTCCGCAGCAAACTCAATAAAAGCCTACAACGACTATGAAAAAGCCGCAAAGCGTATAGAAAAGTTAGCCGAAGATTTGCCGACTTCAGATCAACGTGCGGCCCTAGAAAAAAAATACCAAGAAAAACTAGATGCTCTGCCCGGAAATGAAGGGAAGTATGTGCGTCAGTTACAAGAAGCTGCTCAATTGACACTAGATAGTAACGGGCAAAGAGGGTTTATGGCTCCTCCTCCTCACAGGAGTATCAGAGACCTTACAAAGTTTCAGGTTAGAGCCATTCTAAGAGAAGCTCAACTTGCAGGCAAAAAGTACGTTATATTCCCAGACTGGGAGGAATTAGCTGACGCTAGACTTGTAGACACGGCTGCTAATAAAAAAGGAAGGGAAACTTATCAGAAAACTTTTGGGGATTATGTGGATGAAGCTCTGAGAGAAATGACAAACCCTGCAAAAGGTGGAGACCCCAGAATAAAAGTCAGGGTTATGGATGACTTTGAAGCTCAGAGAAGAGATGGTGGTACTGAGACGATTGGCGAGAAGCCTGTTCGTGTGGTAGAATTGCCGAGTATTGCACTTGACCCCGCAAGTAATCCTGTGCCGCGGTATGCAAAGGGTGGAGAAGTTAAGCTGGGTATAGGCTCAATGGCACGAGAGATGATGTAATGGGCGACAAAGATAAAGAAGTTCGCACCGACGGGCGGACTGACAAAGAAATCCGTATCATCGCACTCAGCGATCAGGTGTCTAAACTGACAAACAATCAGTACGACAGGTGGACTAACCACATAGAACCTAGTACCTATGGAAGAAAGAAAAGAGATGGCGGCATGGTTAAAGGCTTTAGCCCCATCGCTCGTCCACAAAGATTTAAAGGGATATTCTAATGGCATTACCTCCACAGATGGTTGATATGGCAATGGGTGCTGGCGGTCCAGCACCTGAGATGCCACAGGAGATGCAGGTTGAGCTGCCGGGACTTGAGGACCAGTTGCCGCCAAACGTCATGCTCGCTGAAGATACCGCGGAGGTAGAAGTCGAAGCTGAGATGTACGACCATAACGCGAATCTAGCAGAGGTTATGGATGATCGTGCGCTTGGTTCTCTTTCCTCAGAGCTACTTGGAAAAATTGATGAGGACAAAGAGTCCCGCTCAGAGTGGGAAGAGGCCATTGCCAAGGGACTTACCTTGCTTGGCATCAATTACGAGGAGCGTTCAGAACCGTTTCTTGGTGCATCTGGTGTTACCCACCCTTTGCTGTCCGAGTCTGTAACTCAGTTCCAGGCACAGTCTTACAAGGAGATGATGCCAGCCGGTGGTCCTGTGAAGACACAGATTGTTGGTGTTCCTACCAAGGAGACTGAGGACCAGGCCCAGCGCGTAAAAGATTTTATGAATTACCAGATCACAGAGGTGATGGAAGAGTATGATCAAGACACTGATCAGATGCTTTTCTACTTACCACTGACAGGGTCTACTTTTAAAAAGGTATATCAAGACCCGACGAGACAAAGAGCCGTCTCCAAGTTTATTCATGCGGAAGACTTGGTTGTTCCTTACTCTTCTTCTGATCTCAGGACATCAGAGCGGTACACGCACATTGTGCGAATGACAGAGAATGACATCCGCAAACTGCAAGTAGGAGGGATATATCGTGATATTGATCTATCTCCAAGTGAAGGCGATGAATCTGATACAACTATTAGAAGCAAAACTGACGAAATACAGGGAATGCGTCCCGGCTATAGCGATGAAATGTATACGCTTTACGAAGTCCATGTGGACTTGGACCTGGACGGGTTTGAGGACATGGATGAGCGAGGCGAAGAGACGGGTATCAAACTCCCCTATATCGTCACTCTGGATGAGGCTTCGGGAGCGGTTCTTTCAATAGTTAGAAACTACCGGGAAGACGATCCTATCCGGCGCAAGCGTCAATACTTTGTGCATTACAAGTTCTTGCCCGGTTTTGGTTTCTACGGTTTTGGTTTACTGCACATGATTGGGGGGCTTTCTCGTGCTGCGACATCAATTCTTAGGCAACTTATCGATGCGGGCACACTCGCGAATCTTCCGGGTGGTTTCAAAGCCCGTGGGGTTCGCATCCGTAATAATGACGAACCTGTTAATCCGGGCGAGTTCCGTGATCTCGACGCTCCCGGTGGCGATATTAGGAATGCTATTATCCCACTCCCGTACAAGGAGCCTTCTGGTACGTTGGCTCAACTCCTTGGGGTGGTCGTTGATTCAGGCAGACGCTTTGCACAAGTTGCAGACTCAAAAGTCGCAGATGCAAACTCTCAGGCACCAGTGGGAACGACGGTTGCGCTGATTGAGCAAGGCTCCAAGGTTATTTCTGGTATTCACAAGCGTCTGCATTATGCGCAGAAGCAAGAGTTTAGAATGCTGGCAGATATCTTTGCCAACAACCCAATGCCGTACCCATATTTTGTAGGCGTGAATGTAAACCCACAGATTATGGCACAGGACTTTGACGGGCGGGTAGACATCCTCCCAGTCTCCGACCCGTCAATTTTTTCTATGGCCCAGCGTTTGTCGCTGGCGCAAACTCAGTTGCAGTTGGCACAGGCTGCTCCACAGATGCACAATCTCTACGAAGCGTATCGTCGCATGTATGATGCACTAGATGTAAAGAATATTGATGCTATTCTGACGCCACCACAGCCCCCAGCACCAAAGGACCCTGCTACAGAAAACTCAGAGTCCATCAAGGGCGTTCAACTAAAGGCATTCGCACAGCAGGATCATCGGGCACATATTAGAGCGCATGCTGCTTTGATCCAGTCCCCAGCCATTCAG